AACGTTGGGGGCGGTGGTTCAAACGTTGACCGTGCGGCCCAAAAGTTTGCTATTGATTACACGATTGGCACGGCCATGCCCCAAGTATTGGCGCAGCGTGGTCAAATTTACAACACCCTTGCAGGGATTGCGGGTATTGGTCAAGTTGGCACACAACAAACAGGCAACGCAGCAATGACGGCCGGAACTAATATTGGAAACGCCGCAATTGGCGGGGCTACGGCACTTGGTGCTGGACAGATTGGTGCTGCGAATGCGTATGCTGGTGGAATACAAGGGATTGGAAACGCTGGGTTTATGTATTCATTATTGAATTCGGGCGGTCGCGGCGGCGGTATGTATAGCGATATGAGTCAGCCCGTTAAAGGATAAAAAATGGCAGATTTAACCGTAAATCCAGTTAGCACACAAATTAAACCGGTCCAAGGTATGAGCCTGGGCGAGATGGTTAACGTCGGCCGCGGTGTGCAAGATTATCAGCGCGGCGCCATTAATTTGACGCTTGAGCAGCAAAAAGAAAGTGAGCGCAAAAGATTACAAGATTTTTTGTCGCGGCCAGAGAATTTTCAAACTGAAGGCCGCATGGACATTGACAAATTAAACGCGGAAATTCCAAAGATAGCGCCGTTAACTGGTCCCGATTTTATTAGTAAATTTACAACGTTATCCACAGCACAAACCCAAGCAAGCCAAGCAGCCCAGAGTCTTACGCAAACACAACGCGAAATAATTGGGTCGACTATGAGTATGTTGGGACGTTTGGGCATTCAAGACAAACGCACATATATTTCCGAACTTGACAATGTAATAAAACAAAATCCAAATAATCGCGCATTAGCACAATTAATTAATGCATACAAAACAACATTAAATATGTTGCCTGAAGGCGCAGATTTGCCATCGCTTGCGATTTCTGGCGCCAATGCATTAATGACGCCACAACAACAGCAACAAGAATTTGGGCCACGCGCTGGAACAATTAGCACAGGTGCGGCAACGTTCCCAACCGTTACAACGCCGTCTATATCTGGTGGGACGCCACAAGTAAGCGTTGGTCAAGCGCCGTTAGCCACAGCACAGCTGCCACCAAGTTTGCGTGAAGTGCCGACCGGAAAATTGGATATAAATAATAATCCGATTGTTCAGGTATTCGACGCAAATGGTCGATTCCTTGGCGAACGTGTTGGTACAGGTACGCCATCGGCTACGCAGTTGCCTGGTCAACAGACGCAGCGGCCGGTATCAACGCCGACAGCGCCAGGCGCACCAATGGCGCCCCAAAGCGGTTCCATGCCAGGCGCTGCTACATCAATTCCTGTGCAACCATCGGCGCCGATTACTGCCCAACCAATGGCTGGTCAACCAGCCGGTGGCACAGAACCCGTTGCGCGTATGCGTCCAGGCGAAACGGCGGAAACACTTACCGCAGCCAACCAAACGCGTATTAGAGCGTTAGAAGCAGCCACACAAGTGCCGGTGCAGACGTTTAACAACAACCAAATTATCAAGTTGGCTGATGATGTTCTTACCGGCCGCGGCGCTAACTTTGTTGGTAATTTGTCCGGTGGTTACGCGGGATTGCCATTTACTAGCGACAATGCCACCAACCTAAACGTATTGGGCCATTATATGTCGTTACAAACGGCATCGTTGGCACAAAATGCTGGTCTTGGTGGTACTGATGCTGGGCGAGCAATTGCTGGCGAAATGGCCGGCACTACAAGCTGGACCGCCCCCGCTATTAAACAAACAGCGCGGGTAAACCGAGCATTAACAACTGCGACGGATTTGTTTAACCAGGGCGCACAAGCGGCCTTTAATAAATCCAAAGACCCGTTTGCTGTGCGTGACTTCCAAAACAAATGGGCGCAAACCGCAGACATTAACGCAATTCGTCTTTTTGATGCAATGCGGAATAATGATAAAGACGCAATCCGTGAAGTTGTTACTGCCGTTGGTGGTCCTAAATCTGAAGGCTATAAGCGTTTAGTGCAAAACATCAATCAGATGGACAAGTTGATTAAGGGGCAGTAATGAATCCTAGTTTATTTGACCCCGCTAAAATTGATTCAGCGGTAAATGATGCGTTTGGCATCAAACCAGCAGCCAAAGCACATCCGTTCGCTATGGCGCCCAATTTTGAAGGAATGCAGCCCGAATTAAATACAAGATTGACCCAAGCGCGTGAGGCATACCGCCAGCAGTTTGGGCAAGAATTGCCGATTACGTCGGCCGTTCGTAGTCGCGCAGATCAGCAACGCTTGTTTGACCGTTGGAAAGCGGGCGACAAAAACATATTCATGCCGGTCAACCCAGCCGACCATCCAGATAAACAAGTATTTCACGAAGACGCAATTGATATTCCATCGTCTGTCCCTGAATCGTTTTTAAAACAGCATGGAATTCACCGTCCACTAGGCGCCCGCGACCCTGTCCATGCGGTAGCAATGCCAAACTTTAGCAGCCCCCAAGCGGCAGCGCCCACCACCGCGCCACAAGCTGCACCAGCTGCGCCCGCGGGGCAGACGCCTGGTCAATTGTCGATTGAAGACTTAATGAAACCTGAAGCCATTGACGCAGCTGTCGGTCAGGCATTTGGTGAGCCGCCCAAAAAAGGCAAGGTAGCATCAAAAGTTACAGGTTATCTGCGCGAAGCCGCTGGATTGGCCGATACCATTTATGGCGTTGTGCCTAGTGCGGTTGGAATGGTGACGTATGCCGGTACGCGAGCCATAACAACGCCTCTTGAAATGGCTTATGCCCCTGGTTCTAATTTTTCAACCGAAGCTGCATCACAGGCACAGCAAGCCGTTACCGGCGCAATTGACCGCCCTTTTGGTAAAGCCTTTGGCGTGACTGAAACGCCAGAATATAAAGGCGAAGCATCCCAGCAGCTGATGGAATTTATCGGCAAGAATATTGACAAAGGTGCCGATTGGATTGCCAAAAATACCGGTATGCCAAAAAGTGACGTTCAGTATTACATGGAACTTGGTGCTGCCGCATTGCCGTTTACTAAAACTGGCCGCGCAGCTGTTAGCGAAGTTGGCCAGGCTGCCGGTTATGTCGGCGGCAAGGCTGTGGACGTATTAAAGCAAGCTACCCCAGAATCCGTGCAACGAGGCGTGACAAGAGTTACCGAAGCGGTATTGCCTGGTACAACGACGATGCCAACTAGAGCGCCTACTTTGGGCGCACCAGGTGAAATTATGCCTGGCGAAGTGCCAAGTATGGCGGCGCCTGGTCGCGGCAGTATCGGGGCCATGGGTGTGCCAGATGCGAATATTGTGCGCCAGGCTTTGCAGACCGCAACGCCAGAATTCCAACAGTTATACGGCAATATGCCATTGGATAAGGTGAACACGCCTGTGGTGATGCGTCATTTAGAAGGTGATGTTTTGCCGGTTCCTGTGCGTTTGACGGAAGGCCAAGCTACCGGCGATGTAGTGAAATTGTCCAATGAACAGAATCTGAAAGGAAGCCGACCAGAATTTGCGCGTCGATTTAACGAACAGAATCAACAGTTGGTTGATAACGTCCCGCTAATTCGCGAAAAAGCCGCCCCCGACGTATATGCTACAAAAACTATTGAATCCAGCCAGGCCTTGATTGACGCATACAAAACGTTAGATGATGCTCGCGGCACAGAAATTTCCGCAGCATACAAAGCGTTAGAAGACGCAGCTGGCGGTCAATTTCCGGTTGATGGTGTGGCAATAGCCAAAAACGCTGAAATTGCATTAGCTAAAAAACTTAAATCAGATTTTTTGTCGCCACAAATTAAAACGCAATTGGACCGTTTTAAAAACGGCGAACCAATGACGTTTGAACAGTTTGAAGCTATGCGTACCAACTTGGCTGCCGAGATTCGTAAAGCCGAGCGCAGCGGTGATGGTAACGCGGCCACAGCTGCAAGTGTTGTGCGCCAAGCCTTAGAAGATTTGCCATTAAAAGGCGAGGCTGGCAAGCTAAAACCGTTAGCAGATAATGCCAGAGCATTGGCCAAAGCAAGATTTGATGCGCTGAAAAAAGACCCAGCTTACCGCGCAGCTGTTGATGACGTTGTACCGGCCGACAAATTTTTTGACAAGTTTGTGGTTAATGGTGTGAATAAAAACATCAATACCATGGTTGACACGTTAGGGCGTGATTCTGTGGCCCATCAACACATGAAAGCTGGCACGATCAACTGGCTGTCTGATAAGGCAGGGATTGTGGATGGCCGCGGCAATTTCAGACAAGATGGGTACAACAGGGCGTTAAAAAAGCTAGACGATGTAAATAACTTTGGGGCAATATTTGACCCAGAAAGCCAGTTGCAATTGAAGACATTGGGCAACGTTGCTGGATATACGCAATTCCAGCCGCGTGGTTCGTTTGTCAACAATTCCAACACATTGGTTGGTTACTTAGCTAACAAAGCCGCTGGTGGTTTGGAACAAGTTGGCAACGTTGCGGGATTAAAAACATTTGGCTATCCAATTGGCAGCGAAGCTAGACGAATAATTCGGTCAGCGCGTGAGCGACGAGAAGCGGAAAAAGCATTAAAGCCTGGCGCGGGTAGCACTCTTGGCGAGATCAGCAAAAAAGGAAAGCGATGATGGATTCACAGATGCTATTCAACATCGTGATCGGCCTGGCGTCTTTTTTTGGCGGCTGGGTGCTTAACAACATCACCAAGGCGATTGACCGCCTGGACAATGACGTGCGGAAAATGCCTATGACTTATTTGTCTAAAGACGAATACCACCGCGATATTGCCGAAATCAAAACAATGCTTAACAAAATTTTTGACAAATTAGACAATAAAATGGACAAATAATGGACCCGCTAACTATCCTCGCAGCACTTGGGCCGCTTGCCGTTGATCTTGGTAAATCTTTAATTGGGCGCTTTATTCAGACCGACGTATACAAACCCACCAACATCGGCGAGTATACGCAGATGCGTCAGACCGACCTAGCGATGTTTCAAGCGATGAACAGCGCAGGTGGTAACGGCACTACCTATCCGTGGGTTGAAGCGATTGTGCGCCTCATGCGCCCAGGCGTGGCCGCTGTTGTGCTTGGTACTTGGGCGTTTATGATGGTGACAGGTCAAGACAGCCCTGCCGTAAATAACTTTGCGTCTGCTGTTGGTTTTTACTTGTTCGGTGACCGCACCCTGTTTTACGCGCAAAAGAAATAATGTTTACATTCTCAGAGCGTTCGCTAAATAACTTGAAAGGCGTACACCCTAAACTGGTTGCTGTTGTTCACCGTGCGCTGGAAATAAGCCCAATTGATTTTACGGTCCTAGAAGGTGTGCGCTCGCAAGCCCGTCAAGATGAACTTTGGGCGCAAGGGCGAACCAAGCCTGGTGCGGTGGTAACTTGGGTTCAAACATCCGGCACCCACGGCGTCCAAGATGATGGCTACGGTCATGCTGTTGACCTTGCCCCCTACCCGATTGATTGGAATGACCACGCTCGTTTTGACCAATTAGCCAACACCATGTTTGCTGCCGCAAAAGAATTAGACGTAACACTTCGCTGGGGCGGCAATTGGGATATGGATGCTGCAATCCATGAACGTGGTGAGTCTGACAGTCCCCATTTTGAATTATTAAGGTAAACCCATGAAAAAACTACTTGCACTCCTTTTGCTGACATTTAACGCCCAGGCTCAAAACATAACCATCTGTCAGGGTGAATACGCCTTGTGCGCGGCGTCTCCTGCAACGCCTACTGGCAATTCCATTGTGGTGGGCAACAAAGTTTTTAAAGAGGGCATGGCTGTCTGCCCCGTGCTAGATGGCGCAAGCATTGCGAACCTAGACTTAATGGGTGGTAGCTGCACCGCCGCTAAGGGCAAAGTCTGGAGCCTGTTTGGTTTCCCGCCGCTGTCATCGTTTCCTCAAGCCCCAACATGGGAAGCACAACCCGCTGTGGCCCGCACCTTTGTTACTACCGCTGCATCAGGCATGAGTAATATGTGGTCGTTTGAATGCGTGAAAACTAAGAAGGTCAACGGGGTGCAGCTTGCTGATTGTTTCGGGCCGCTAAACGAATCGCCTTTTGATGGCGACCACGTTAAAGTTGGAACAACGGTTATTACCCAAGCGCCCGTGGGCGCAACTTTCCCCGTTGGCGGCAATCTACCGTAAATAATATCGGGCGAAACGAGTGCCTTTAGACTTAATCAACACGGTTTCAATGTCAAAACCCTGACTCTTGAGTTTGTAGACAATATCGGCCAGGCGTGTCGCACGGTACAAAGTGATTGCTTCCCAGCTGGTGATTGAACGTTTCTTTTTTAAATGTTGAAATACTGCGTCGATTTTTTTCATTTGAAATCCTTAGATTAAAACGGGACGTCGTCGGCCGGATCGTCTGGAAATCCGTCGTATTGGGGGCGCATCGGTGGCATGGCTTTGGGTTCATCCTTGGGCCGCGGGTCGTTAATGTATGCCCAACCGTCCCAAGAACCTTCCTTAAGTGGGATTACGTCCAGTTTGAGCATTGGACCGTTTTTGGTTTCAATAATTGAGCCAATGCGCTGGTAACGGTATTTCTGTTCGCCCTGGGCGTTTGTGTATTGGCCGACTGTGCAGCTAATTTCTTTAATAATTTTGGACATTCTATTCACCTATGATTTTTTTAAGGGCTGCTACTTTGGCATCAACTTCAGCCAAAAACTTTACAACTTCAATTTCGGTGGCCGCGAGCCAATCGTCATCGCGCTCGACCCGATCAATAAATAGCTGCGCCTTGGCTGGCATACGCGGGTCAAATACAACGAAATCGCACCAATCACGATCAGCGCATCTCATCTGCCATTGCATCTGATTCATGTATTTGGACTCGACAGGGTTATCTGACAGCCAACACTCCAAGGCGGTCTTGGAGTCTGGGCATTTAATCTCGACCATTCCCCGATCCCCAACAAGCCCGTCTGGGGACGCTCCAGACATTTCGATAGTGGGATGTGGGACAAAGGC